ATGATAACACAACACCATGAAGCGCACGCCGAGATTTTCATTACCCCAGGAGGCATCCTCGGAGAGCACTACTGTTGTTCGTGCGGCGCCACCAGCACGGCCGCACAAATGGCTCATACCCCGGGCGGTGCGATGACCAATTCGCTCTTCGGGAATCATCCGTGTATTGGCATTTTGCGACTCCACCAGTCCGGCGAAAATTTCATTGTGGTGGACGCATGAGCACGATTGAAATTCAAAATCACGGTTCGCTGATCCTCGCGACGAACTACTGGCGGAGCGAACTGGCGGCGGCGGGTAAATTCTATTGCTCGGTCCACGCCGGGGCGATCCGGCTGCTGGTGCCGTCGGCCCAGCGGGCGAGCATCGAGGAAATGCGGGCGGCGCAGTACGTGGTGTTGTCGCGAGGTCCCTGGCCCGATCGGGGCCTGCTCGAGGCGGTGGAGCTCCTATTCGAGGATGGATCAGAGGAGCCCTTCGCCTTGCAGTTGTCGCCCGAATCACTCGATCGGTTTCCGGTGGAGCCTCCATCCGGCCAACTCAATGATCGGGGCTGGGTTTTCTCTGTCTGGGTCGAAAAGAAGAGCCGGCCCCACAAATCTGTCGAGCGGATCTGCCATTGGCGGCAGGTGCCGCGGCTCCCGTGGCTGCAGCCGTGGGCGGAATCCCGCTCTCTCATCGCGGGGGGCAGAAAATAAAATGGCAATCCTCCATTTTCCTCTTGACGTCACCCTCTTGATTCTCTATTATCATCCACAGTCGATCGTTTGAAAAAGGAAATCGAATAGGTGAAAACACAGGTCGGTTATGGAATGGGTATTTGAGCAAGGGCGCACGGCGCATTTCTGGCGGCCGATTTCACCGATAGATCGACTAATTTATCAACCCGAACGGCCGCCTTTTTTGAATCCTGATGCCGCCGCGGTGGGAAATCCTTTTCTCTCTCGTCCCACCGCGGCCGTTTTTCCATGGAGAGTATTCGCCCGGCGTTGTTGGGGCTTGGCCCTATCGAAAGGCCATCCAACCACACGTTACGGGGCCGGGTTTTTGGGGACGCCGCCGACGGTCCGTTGCCGAGGCCCGAGGGATTTTTTCGACGACACTCCGACCGTGACAAGGATGCCGCCCCCGGACGGCTAGGCGAGGGGGTGGAGGTAAGGGCAGGGAGGCCTTGAATTTTTGATCGATGATGGATGATTGATGATTTACTATTTTCGATTGCTGGAATCAGTTAGGTTGGCCCCAGTGAATTCCTGAGCCCCCGCGGCGTCGTAACGGAGTCTCTCATGATGATCCCCACCCTCTCCGTGAAACAACCTGGGGCCTCCTTGATTGCCCAGGGCAAAAAGACGATCGAGACGAGGCTCTGGGGGACCGCGTATCGCGGTCCGCTGGTGATCTGTTCGAGCCGGGAGCCTCGGGATCAGGGTCCGGTCGGCCGGGCCTTGTGCATCGTGATGGTCAAAAGTTGCCGGCCGATGACCGAGGCGGATGAGGCGGCGGCCCGCTGTGAGATCTATGAGAGGGCGATCGCCTGGCATTTCGGCAAGATGTGGCCGGTAATGCCTTTCGCGATGCGGGGCCAACGTGGGATTTTCCCTCTGAGCGTGCCGGAGTACGTGTTCGTGACGCCGGAGGATAGGCAGGAAGTGCACGAGGCGCTGGAGTGGTCGCGACGAAACGGATTATTGAAATATATCAAAGAGAAATGAGGTTTTCTCTTTTGAGTAACAACGCGAAAGGGATCACATGGAAAAAATCACGACGAAGACCAGAATTCTGCTCTGGGGGGTGGTGGGGGACAAGGAAAAGATCGATTTCGAACTCTGCGATTTCTCGTCGGATCAGGTGGGAGATCTGGACCGTTTGGTCCGAGCCGATGGAGAGAACAAGGTGCGGATGACGATCGAGCCGGAACAGAAGGCGCTCCAGATCGGCGATATCACCTGCGACGTGGGCCTGGTCAGTCTCTCGTGCCGAGGCAAGGGACAGAAACTGAAGGTGCGCGGATTCAAATCACCCGATGAGAGGGCCGCGGCCCTCAAGAGAATGGCCGGCGCCGATACACCGATCCTGCTGACGATCGGGGAGATCCAGGGCAGCCTGTTCGAAAAACAGGAAACCACAAACCAGACCACCGCGGTCGGTGATCAGAACCAGGAGATCGAGCTGAAAATCAAGGGCATCAAGGGCGCCAAGGGCTTGGTCTCCCTCCGCTGCTACGGGGGTCAGTGGCAGGGTGGGTATGCGCTCCAACTCGGCAACCAGAGCGTGGAAGTGACACCGGAGGATACGCCGACCCTATCCAGCCGGGCGAAGACTCTGCTTTGGATCGATAGGCAAATCCGCGGTTGGCTTGATTCAATTATCATAACGGGCAAGGTGGATCAGCGGCGGGCGATGGAGGCCCGGCGGGATTCGATGCGCGAGCAGATAGGCAATCAACTGGCGGCGGCGATACGGGAGAGCATGACTGCGGCGCCGGGTTCCGGGGAGGCTATGGGCGATGAAGAGGCGGACGAAGACAAGAGCAATGACTAATAGCCCGCGGACGCATCGGCAACCGACGGGCCGGGGCGTGATGGATTATCTGGCGGCGAAACGGCCGGGGGCCGCCCGCGTCCGGTCTGAACCCCGCCCGGCCGCCGGGGGGGTATCACCACGACGGGCCGGACCAACACTGGCATTGGCCCTGGATCGGGCGGATGAATTCCCCCGGTTCATCGAGATCTATGACGAGGGTGACGTGCGGGATCGGAACGTCTGGCGGTTCGACGTGCGGCTGGATATGGTGCGGGGTCAAACTCTCTATCGCTGTTGGTCGGTGACCGCCGTCACGTATGCAGGGGCCGTGCAATCGCTAGGTCTCCGGGCCGGCGACGCGCGGGTGGTGACGATCTTCGCGGTGCGGCGGCCGCCGACGCTCGAGGATCTCGATCGGATCGACGCGGCGAATGTCAAGTTGGGGCGGGTCCGGCGCCGCTGCGGGCCATGGGCCACCGTGGACGATCTGGGGAAACGGGTGGCGCAACTGGCGTTTTGAGGATGGATCGATGGATGCGGATGGGCAGGATATGGATATCTGGGGCGGCGCGGATACGACGCTGATGCTGATCCCACGTCCTGGGGGATCATGCGTCCTATCGGATGACGAAAATATCTGCCCCGCCGGCTGCCGTCAATGCCTGGATTTCGCCGAGGAAATGGAAATTATAAATCATAAATCAGAAGGGATTCGATCATGAGACAGGGACTGTTGTGGTGGGGATTGGTGGCGGCGGTGCTGCCGCTGGGCGGGTGCGGAACCACGAGCGATCAGCGGCTCGCGGAATTGCAGACGGCGGTGACGTGGACGGCGGAGCAATCGCAGCGGATGGAGGCCCGGATCGTGCTGTTGCAGCAGGCGCTGACGTCCGCTCAGGTTCTGCTGGCCGATCCCAATCTCGCTCCAGCGACGTTGGTCAAATTGCGCGACGATATCACCATGATCCAGGCGAAACTCGTAGCGGCGCAACCGGTCAAGAAGATGCTCGACCAGAATCTGACCGCGTACCAGACACGGCTCGCGGCTGCCCTGGCGAGCGGTCCGGTAGATATCGCGACGGAGGCGAAAACCTATGGCCAGGGGATTACGGCCGTCAGTCCCATCCTACCGGCCCCCTGGAACGCGGTGGCGGCGCTTTTGGGCGTGGCCGTGACGGCCGGCGGCGCGGTAGCCGGTGCATTCGTCAAGGGGAAAAAAGACGCCGGGGCCATCGCGGGGATCGTAACTTCGGTCGACGCCCTCCTGCAGAGCGATCAGATCAAGGATCTGGAGGCGGCCAAAAACCTTCTGGCGCGAGCCCAGGTGAAGACCCCGGGGGCGGCGGAGGCGGTGACGGCGGCCAAGGCGGCCGTCGCGGCCTCGTGATCTGAAATCTGCCACGGGGATGCAGATTGAAAGGAACATCGTGCTGAGATACTGCGAAAATGACAACGTCATGCGGGCCGGTGAAAGCTCGATCAAGATCACTCCGCGGGGCAGTCTCTATGTGGCCCAGACTCTGAGCGACCGTTGGCCCGCCGATATCAAACATGCCCGGATCGGTTGGGATGACGAGACGGGATTGCTGGTTCTGGAGCCGGCGGCGGTCGATACGCCGGGCGCCCGGACCGTGACGAGTGCCCACAAGAATCAAATGCGGCTGCGATTCATCACCTCCCTGAAATTCTTCGGGCTCCTGCCCCTGGCGAATATCAAATTGCCCGCCCAATGGATCCATGGGCGGATCGAGGCGATTGTGCCCGGCCATGGGGCCAAGGTTTCGATTGCCGCAGTGATCGTTGAGACGCCTGCGGCCAAGGGCGTGGCCCTGGAGGCGGCGATCGAGTTCGAGGATTCGGCCCCGCCCGCAGCGGGGCTCCTGCTGGATGCCAAGGAGATCCAGCAGGAGTTCGGCATTACGCAGGCGTACCTCTATGTGCTCTGCTCGAAGGGCAAGTTCCCGAAATCTGTTTCGAAGCGGGGGCATGCTTTTCTCTGGCGCCGGGCGGATATCGAGGCCTGGACGGCCCAGCGCGTCCGACGCCGGCCGGGGATGCCCAAGCCGATTTCCGGGGCGCGAACCAAACCGGAGATCCCCCCGGACGACTCGCCGGTCGGGCAACCCCGGTGCTCCAACTGCGCCGCCGGCCTGCGGATGCACGAAAACGGCGGGGTGTGCGGCAATCAGGCGTCGCCGCGCTTTGCGAATCGCGTGCTGCCGCGGGACCGTTGCCCGGAACACAAGCCCTGGCGGGAGAAACACCGTGTTGAGGTGTGACGTGAGCAAGCTTCGATTACTCGATTTGTTCTGTGGAGCCGGCGGGGCCGCGCTGGGCTACTCCCGGGCCGGGTTCGAGGTGGTCGGCGTTGACATCAAACCACAGAATCGCTACCCGTTTCAGTTTTTCGAGATGGATGTGTTCGAGGCCTTCGCCGTGCTCAGTCAACATTTCGACGCATTTCACGCGTCGCCGCCTTGCCAGCCGTTTTCATCCTTGCGGTTTCTGTACCCCCAAAAGTCCCGGCATCCCGATCTAGTGGGCCGGACGCGATGTTTCCTGGAGGGGATGCGGCGGCCGTGGGTGATAGAAAATGTATATGGGGCGCCCTTACGGCACGCGATTATGCTGTGTGGCACCATGTTCGGTCTTGGGAGTCCGTGCCGAGACGGGGCGTGGCATCAGCTATGGCGGCACCGGTATTTTGAGAGCTCTGTCGGCTTGTTAGGCGGAACGTGCCAACATCGAGGGCAGCCGGTCGGGGTGTACGGTCACGGTGGGTCATCCCATTCTCGCTGCAAAGGATTTCAGTGCCTAGTGAAAGAGGGCCGCGTGGCGATGGGGATTGACTGGATGACGAGAGACGAGCTAACTCAGGCCGTTCCGCCCTCCTACACGGAGTTCATCGGCAAACAATTGATGAGGGTCTGTGGTGGCGTGGAGAGCGGCAGAGATGGCGATCGGTAATGCGGCGGCTTGTCTCTACATCAGAGGACGCAAACGAGAGCAGCATACGGGTCCGCAACTGATTCCCGATTCGTTCTGGGAGCGGTTCGGGTCGAATACGGCGGTGGTGAGCCGCGACGCGCGGGGCGAATACCACGTGACCACCTACGCGGATCTCGGACGCCAAAAACGGGAGCGGCAAGAGGGGCGGCTCCGCGACCTCCACGCGGAGGCCTGGCGAGTCCAGCGGCGGCCGCTCTATGTCTGGGTCTTTCATTGCCCGGGTTTGGGCGGCTTCGCGTTCGGAGGCTGGTGGACCTATCTCATCGGCCGCGGCATTTCGGAGGGGCGATGGAGTTTTCACGACGAGCAACTGCAACGGCGACTGATGACCCTTTTTCCTATCGCCGCGGGGAGTTTGGATGGCCCGCCGCTGACCTACGAGCAGTGGATGCCGCTGTTCGCGCGGGTCTTCTGCTGCCGCAATCCGGACGGGAAATCGCGTAAGCACGCCGGCCGGATCCAGGGCAAGGCCCTCATCTGGGCGGAGGTTCGCGGGGACCACGTCGAGCGGATCATCGGCCGGGCCCGGTGGCCTCTACCGAGGGGCGGATCTGTCGGATCAATGGCTACGAATCATCAATAATCAATAATCAATCATCAATCAAAGGATAGGGATGCCGCCGGAGATTCCCGTCAACACGATCCTCCAAGGGGATTGCCGCAAGCGGATGCGCGAGCTGCCGAATGGGTGCATCCATTGCGTGGTCACGAGCCCGCCGTATTGGCGTCTGCGGGACTATGGGATCGAGCCTACGATCTGGGGCGGGGAGGAATCGTGCGAGCATGGGTGGGGTCCATCGGGATCGCATCATCGCGGCGGGCCGCCCAGCCAGAGCGAGGCCACCGTGGGCCGCGATCAATCCGCTCGCAATGCGACGAACGATGTCCGGACGGGTAGCGTCTGTTCGCGGTGTGGAGCCTGGCAGGGTGTCTATGGGCTGGAGCCGACGCCGGATCTGTACCTGGAGCACACGGTAGAGATCTTCCGGGCGGTCCGCCGCGTCCTGCGCGATGACGGCACGCTGTGGCTGAATCTGGGGGATAGTTATTCGAACGACACGAAATGGGGTGGCAAATCCCATGCCGCCGGGGGCTGCCAGGGCCAACGGGTTCGCCGAGCCAAAGACGGCGATCCCAAACGCGGAATTTCCGCACCGGGACAGCCGTTGCATCATTGCGACGGTCTAAAACCTAAGGACCTCGTCGGCATGCCATGGCGGGTGGCGTTCGCGTTGCAGGCGGATGGCTGGTACCTGCGGCAGGACATCATCTGGCACAAGCCCAATCCGATACCGGAAAGCGTTACGGACCGCTGCACGAAGGCCCATGAATATCTGTTCCTCCTGACCAAGAGCCCCCGCTATTTCTACGACGCCGAGGCCATCAAAGAGGCCGCCGCGGGAGTTGGAGGCGGAGCGGGTATTGGGCCCCAAACTAAACCTGGCATACATCACGTCAATCAGGGTCATGGCGCCATCAATGGGATGGGCATACAGAGCCGAAAATTCGACCGGCCAGAGTATAAGATCCGCAACCGTCGTTCCGTCTGGACGCTCCCGACAATCTCTTTCCACGAGGCGCACTTTGCCACGTTCCCGCCCGAGTTGATCCGACCGTGCATCCGGGCCGGCACGAGTGAAAAGGGGGCGTGTCCCGCCTGCGGTGCGCCCTGGGAGCGCATCGTCGAGCGCCAGCCCGTTGGGGATTATGCGCTGCGAGGGGAGAATGCCGGGTTGGTCTACGGTATGTCCCGCAATCATCTCGGCGGGCAAAAGACCTGGACTGGGTATGTTCCGCCGCGGGCGGTTGGCTGGCGGCCAGGGTGCGGCTGTTATGAAACATCCTGGTCCGAGCGGTGCGACGTGCTTTTTGAGATTCTCTGTGTGCGGAACCGAACGCGCGATACCAGGAAGTGCCACCGGCAGAACCGGGCCGATTCCTGGGGTGACCGGGCCTATGGATATGCGGATCGCATCCTGATGCCGCGTGAGCACGCCGCGTTTGCCGCGGGGCCCTGCTTGGTCCTGGACCCCTTCGGCGGCGCCGGGACCACGGGTCTCGTCGCCGCCCAGGAGGGGCGCCAGTGGATCTTGATCGAGCTCAAGCCGGAGTATGTTGCGATGGCCCGGCGGCGGATCGCGGCGGGAGAGTCGATGCCGCTGTGGGCGAAAAAAGCCTTGCATCCGTGCGTGACAAAGTCGGGCCGGCAGGAAGAGGGGTTGTTCCCATGACGTCGCCTCGCCCGCGCAAGTCGAAAATCGGAAATCCTGCCCCGGCGGCGCCGGCCGTGCCGTGCATCGAGATCGTGCACTGGCGGGAGGCCCAGCCCACGATCCCCGATCGGGAGGCCACGTGGATCAAGCTCTACACGAGCCTCCTGGAGTACGATGCGTGGGGGGAGATGGATGACTCGGCCCGGGTGCTGATCGTAAGTCTCTGGCTCTATGCGGCCCGCACGGGGCAATACGTCCTGCCGGCCGATGTGAAGTGGATCAAGCGGAAGATCCCGAGCCTAAACGGCGTGCCGGACCTGCGGCCGCTCTTGGAGGCGCGGGACGCCCTGGGCCGCCCGACGCCGTTTCTACGCTACTGCGATTGGCAAGAGGTCGAAACGCGTCAGAGTGTGAGCGGCGGCGGAAAATCATCGGCGCGCAAAATAGAGAGGAGAGGAGAGAAGAGAAGAGAAGAGAGAGAAGAGAGAAGAGAAGACGTAACCCTACGGGTTACGGAAGAAAAGAAAGAGAAGAAAAAACGGACTTCTTCGAAGTCCAAAAAAGAAGAGAACCGTCCAGCGGAGAGAGAACAATCCAGCGGAGAGCACGTCACAACGGAGCAGACGGCGGGAGAGCACGGCACAACGGCGATACCGCAGACCAGTTCCCCCCAGCCCGTCCAATCCGTGAATCCGAGGGATTTCGAGGCTGGGGGTAAGCAAGGGGCGTCAATGGTATCACCAGGGGGCGATCTGAGGCCCCCACAGCCTCTACCGCCCGCGAATCCGAGGGATTTCGAGGTAGGGGGGGTACGAGGAGTCACTGTTCGCCAGAGGCCCGCAGCGATACTGACGCCCCCCCACCCCGTTTGTGTGGGCGAACCAACGCGACTGGGCGCAGCGGTGGACGATTACCGCCATTGGCTCGATTTCGAGTGTGTCGCGTTTGGCTATGAGGTTTTCGACATATTGCAATTACGGCAGATCGGCGATCCGGACGGGGATTGGGGCAAAGGAGAGCGTGGCGCGTTCACGCGTTGGTTGTTTAACCGTCGCCGATCGGGTGATTTCGCAGCGGCCCGGGATCGAGGTTTGCATATTGCGAGGGATATCGCAAAATCAGGTCTCAAATCCGCCCGAAAACCAGGTGCGGTATGGTTGGCGGCGGTCCAAGGCCGCTCCCGCTCGCCGCCGGCGGCGAAGGTAGGGTGAATGAATCGAAAATAGGTAGGGTGGGCGTGAATGATGTAACCTATTGTAACCGATGAACTTAGTGATTATCGGAACAAGAATGAAATGATGAATAATTTCACACGTAATCAACGATCGTTCTTGTAAGTGATGCAGGTATAAAGGCTTATATTATGGGTCCTTCCTACCCCCTCCCCCCTTGCGGCTCAAAAAAGAGCCGGAATCGGGTTCTTGAAAGATATTTTTTTGTGGTTTTTCCGAATATAACTACTGGTGGATACAGTACTTACGGCGGCAACGCTGTTGTGAATCTGCGATAAGAAAAAGCGGGTTTTGAGATGCCAGATGCAAAAAGAACAAAACAAAACAGGGAACGGCATCGCAGGCGGGCCGAACATAGTGTGGATCAGCCGCAGACCGGCCAGGAGCAGTCGCATCCCATCAATCACCCCACAGTGTTGACCGTGGCGCGGGTGCGCAAACTGGGGCTTGATTATGCCACGATCGTTGATGCTGCCGCCCACCTGGGACGGCGTTGTGACTTCCCGCAATTGCTCGCGGAGCACGCCGATCTGGCGGCCGCCTGGTATCGGGGCCAATTTTTTCGCAACATCCGATTGCTCGCGGCGACGGGCACTACGATCGCAGAGGCGGCGAATCGGCTCGGGCTCACGGTGGATGATCTACAGACGCGCCTGGCATCCGACATGGAGCTGGCCAACATTTGGAATCAATCGCGTTTGACGACCGCGGTCGAGATCAAGGAGGGTTGGCTGGCCAAGGCCAAGGAGGGCAACGCCCGCGCCATGGCCCAGGTCGAGATCGCCTTGGCGAATGAGATCGCCCGGGCGGCGATGGACATCCACACGGTTCCCGAGGACCAAATGTGCATGATCTCCGGCGTCACCCGGCAGACGCTCAATCGCTGGCTGCGGGAGGAAGCGATGCCGCGCAACGCCGGCGAAACGACTTACGATCTGCCCGCGGTTTGGTTGTGGTACGAAGGGTTTATCAAAAAGCGTTGCGGTTTCAACCTTGATTCCAACAAATCGAGTCGGCTCCACGACGCCAAGGCTGAGCGGATCGAGCTAGACCTTGCCAAACTCAAAGGCGCCTTGGTGCCTCTAGAATCCGTCAAAGGCGGTATCCTCGCGAGGGAAGAGTCTCTCAAGGCTATTTTGGAACATGTCCCGGAACAGTACGGCCACATCTTGGCCGGCAAGACCCATCAGGAAATTCAACGGGTCCTGGAGCAGCTCGCGAAGGATTTGTTGGTGTCCTGGTGCCGGGGAATCGCGGAAACGACAAACAGGAAGGAAATAGAAGCATGATTCCATATCCCTGGTTCGCCCTCCTCGATCTCGACGGCGTCCTAGTGGATTACGAAAGGAGACAATGAAAATGGCACAGGATGAATTGACCGGCCGACGCCCGTTTCCGCTCGAAGTGGCGGTGCTGATCGGCCCCATCCGTATTCCCGTGGAGGTCTGCACTTTCACGATCGAGGAGTTTCCGAGTGCCACGGGGATGCGGATGCGGTTGCAGGAAGGGGTCCCGATGGCGAAAAAGATCGAGATCATTCTGAGCGGCCCGGAGCAGCTCGCGGTGTCCCGGGCCCTGGTAGCCTTATCGAAAGCGTGAATTGAAAACGGAACTTGTTCCATTCGTCGCGCCTTTCCCATTGTTCGCGGAGGAGGCGGAATTGCTGATGCCGCGGGACCGTCCAGACATGGTCGCGTGGGCTCAGAGTCACTACGTCCTGCCCACCGGCGACGTGGCGGTGGCGGGCCCCTGGTCCCCGGAATACGTACCATTCTGGGTGGGGCCGATGCGGTGGCTGTGTTCGAGCCTCGTGCGTCAGCTCAATGCCGCCGCCTGCACCCAGGCGGGCAAAACGGAGACCTCTAACATCTTCGTCAGCTACCGTTCGGACCTGGAGCCGTCGCCTAAATTGCTCATATTACCGACCGAGGACGCCGTGAAAGAGCGCTTGGAGATGCGTTTGAAGCCGGTGATCCAAGCGAGTCCCCACCTGCTCAGGATGTTCGGGGATGATATCCGCAATTTCAACATCAGCAAAGCGAATCGGTTCGGCCGGGCGATCCTGTACATTGGCTGGGCGAACAGTCCGATCAGTCTCTCCGACCGGCCGATCTGCGACGTCGTGCTCGACGAGCTGGCGAAATATCCGCACAGCGTCGGCCGGGAGGCGGACCCCGTATCGCTGGCGAAAAAACGCCAGCGGACCTTCCAACATAAATCCAAGCTCCTGATCGTCTCGTCGCCGATCCTGGAGGATGACCCATTCTGGCTGGCCTGGCTCTCGGGTGATCCCTATGACTGGTGGGTCCCCTGCCCGCTCTGCGGAGTGTGGCATCAGATGCGGTGGGAGCACGTCGAGCTCGATAAAAACGACCGCGGCCGGCTCCTGGAACCGCGGGAATACCTGCAGGGCGGCCGGGCTCGGTATCAGTGTCCGCACTGCCGCCAGCCGTGGACGGAGTACGAACGTTGGCAGGCCGTCACCGCTGGCCAGTGGATCCAGACGGGGGCCCGCGTCGAGCCGGACGGCGCGATCGTGGGCGGCCGCCCGGCCGGTCCGAACCGGTCGATCCGGGTGCTTTCGATCATGCTGCACCCGATCTTTCAGACCGTGGATGGTCTGGCGGCGGAATGGGCGGCGGCCCAGCTCGCGAAACGCCAGGGCAACGTCAAGCCACTCCAAGATTTCATCAATAACCAGCTCGCGGAGCCGTGGAAAGAGACCGCGCGGGCGACGCCCCAGGACCTGCTCCATAAACACGTGGGCAGCCTCCCCGCCGGCGTGGTCCCGGATGGTGCGCTCTTCATTACGCGGGGGATCGACGTGCAGCTCGACCATTTCTACGTCCTGGACGTCGCCTGGGGCGATCTCTCGCAGGCCTGGGTAGTGTTCTACGCCCGGATCGAGACCGGGGATACGGAGAAACTATCGAACTGGGGCCCACTAGAATATTATCTTCGCAGCGGCTGGCCCTTGGCGAGCGACTCCTCGAAGCGATTGCATCCGGTGCTGGCCTCGATCGACTGCGCCTATCACACGGAGGAAACGCTGACGTTCTGCCGTCAGTGCCAGCGGCAGGGGATCAAGGTGATTCCATCCCGCGGCTCGGAGCACGAGCACATGCGCCGGGGGATCGTCCGGCCCTTCCGGGACGCCTCGAAGAACATCCTGCGCTATGATATGAACGTCGACCACTACAAAAGCATCCTCCATTCCATGCTCTATGTGACACAGGAGCCGGGTCCCGGCTATCTCCACCTGCCGGCGGACACGCGGGAGGAGTTGTTGATCCACCTGTCGAGCGAGGAGGCGCGGGACATCCCCTACAAGGGCCGGCGGCTGGTGATCTGGGTGAACAAGCGCGAGCAGCCGAACCATTGGTGGGACTGCCTGGTCCACGCCCGCAACGCCGCCGAGCTGGTCGGCGTCCGCTGGTTGGACCCGGCGGCGGCCCGTCCGAGCCGGCCAGAGGGCAAGCCGGTGGGACACCTGGCGATCCGCACGCAATACTGAAAAGAAAGGAAAAATGATGGACTTGGAACGATATCTCGGCGCCGTGTTCGGCTGGTGCTGGCGCCGGCCGTCGAGAGAGTACGCGTGGTGTATGAATTACGGGCGGCCGGTCCAGAGGGAGAAACCCGTAGCCGGCGAGCGCCTCCCGCGGCGAATGCCCCATTGGTCCAGCCTGCGTTCCGGCCGCCGCGGCCGGCACTGGAACCGCCGCCGAAATCATCAATCATAAACTCGAAAGGATTCGCATGATGAGTCACCCCAAGGAGTCACCAGCCCGCCGCTGGATCTTCCCGTCCCCGACCCGGTGTCCGCGTTGCCAGCAATTTGACACCGAGGCGACGCACACGGATTCCGAGCGCGGGATCCAGTACCGTAAATGCCGCCGCGCCACCTGCCGGCGGAAGTTCTCGATCTCGGGGCCGCCCGTTTCGGTCGAGACGGCGGAAGTTCCTACCCCGGAAGTTCCCGCCTCAGTGCTCCTGCCCTGTCCCCACTGCGGCAAGAAATATCAGCGTCAGGGTGACCTGACGAAACATATTCAGAAAACCCATTCAGAAGGAGAAACGAACGATGTTGGAAGAAAATCCGAAATCTGAGGAAGGAGCGATCCCCTCTGTCCCCGCGCCATTTGCCCCGATCGATCCGCCCTGGGAATTCCTCGATCCCGATCTAGCCCGGTGGCTGCTGGCGAATCCCCTGCTCCATGCCGCCCTGCAGGAGGCCCGGGAGTGCGGCCGGTGGCTGATCACGGTGCACCGCAAGCTCAAGGACTCGCCGCCGGACGATCTGGCGGGCCGGTCCGTGCGGTGTGATTTCCCCTCCGACTGCATCGTCGACGCCCTACGGGGTTTATGCCGGTCGATCCTGATCGATGATCAGCGGGCCCGGCAGGATGAGGGTCGCCGGTGCGCGGACAAAAATCAGTGGAAATGAAGACGACAAAAAAACAAATCAGGGAAATCGTAGAGCCGGTGCGTCACGCCTTGGGTTTACGGATCAGCCAGGGGTCAGAGGATGAGGGAGTCATCGAGATCTCGGCAACGTATTCGTGGTCTGTCAAAATCCCCTCCCAGGCGGTGATGACGCCGGATCGTTTGGCGGATCATGTCCTGATGCAGATCCACGTCGAGCTGCTCGCTCTCCAAAGAAGGATCTGCCGTCATAAGGAGCGGATCATTCAGCTGCGGGTAAAGAACTCGCGGTGAGATTCTTCCAGACTCTGGAAGAATCTGAACGGTCAGGCAACATTTTTCCCTTTTTCCTCTTGCTAAGGATGGGTAGATTGCCGAAATTATAAACAGTGACAACTGAGTCTTGAGTTTTCTTCGGGGCCGTGCAGGGCGAAAGCATCTGCGCGGCCCCCTGTTTTTTAGGGCAACGGCTGTGCAGAGCTGCACCTCGAGCACGGCGCGTTGCCCTTTTTGTTGAGATGATGACATGGCTCTGACGAGCGCCAGCACGTTGACCGACGCCTTGAACCAGTACAAGGATAATCTCGTCTGGTGGGGCAGCGCCGCGGCGGCCGCGAATCTCTTGGCGGCGGTCCTGTACCTCTTGGCCTGCAAGCCCGAGACGATTGCGGCGGCGGATCAGAACGTCAACTTCGCGTCCCTGGAATCGTTGCGGGTGCGGCTCGAAAAGGAAGTGGTGAATCTGAGCTCGGCAGCCAATCGCGTCTCGTTCACGAGTGGAAAGATGTTGATGTAGTATGACGAAGAGCGTAGCCATCCTGGGTTCTGACGGCCGCCCGGTTCGCCTGGCCCGGTCTCGGACCCAGTCCGCCGACGGCCGTCATGAGATCGTCATGGATGGGGTCGGCGGCGCCTACGCCGCCACCGGCTATCACGCCCGCTCCATCGCCGTCAACGAAGGCCAGAGTTACAGCCAGGGTTCCGGCGAGCAGCATCAGCGGTTCGATCGCTATATCCTGGTGGACGAATCGCGCGGCCTGGACCGGGACAATCCCCTCTATGCGTCGATCATCGACACGGCGATCACCTATATCCTCGGCTCCGGTTTCTCGCTTCAGACCGAGCCGAGGGTCGAGCAGCTCTGGAACGACTGGTGGCGGGCGCCCGAGATCACGAACCGGCTCTCGGGCGGCGAGGTCGAGCAGATGGTGCTGCGGGAGATCATCCTCTGCGGGGACCATCTGATCGTCAAGACGGAAAAGGGCCTGATCGACCTGATCGAGTCGGAGCGGTTGGCCAAGGGCAGCCGCATGGGCACGGGGATCACCACCGATCAACTCGGCCGGCCGATGGGATTTTCCGTCTGCGATTACGGCAAAAACGGCATGCTGAATACGGCCACGGCGACGCTCTATCCCTCCGATCGGGTGATCTTTCTCGCCTGTCCCCGCCGACCCTCGGAGCTGCGGGGGATGCCGGTCCTGCAAAGCACGTTCGCGATGCTGCACCGGATCAACGATACCTGCGACGCCGAGGCGATCGCAATGCAGCTCCAGGCCCGCCTGGCGATTGCGATTAAAAAGACCCAGGCGGCGCAGCTCGGCTATTTGGAGAGCAAGGACGATGAGGGGCAATCGGCCACGGAGGATACGGGGGCCCTGACGACCCGGATCACGGAGCTCAAATATGCGATCATCGCCCACCTGGAGCCGGATGAGGACGTGACCACGATCGAGCGGAACATCCCCGGCAAGGACTTCCCGCAGTCGCTGCGGATGTTCCTGCGGCTGATGGGTTTGCCCTTGGGGATGCCGCTGGAGTTGGTGCTCCTGGATTGGACGCAGAGCAACTACAGTCAGAGCCGGGCCGTGATCCAGCAGGCCTACGAGCGCTTCTGCAAATGGCAGACCAAACTGATCGACTTCTTCTACGACCCATTGCTGCAATGGAAACTGTCTCAGTGGGAGGCCCAGAAACTGCTGGGCAACAAGGCCGCGAAGAATATCAAGTGGGAATGGATCACGCCGACCTCGCCCTGGATCGATCCCCAGAAGGAAATGGAGGCGGTGGGTCTGAAATTGGATCGGGGCCTGACGACGCACGGCCGGGAATGCAAGGCCCTGGGTTTGGATCGTAACGACGTGAACGATGCCCGCGAGGCGGAGATCCGCGACGCGATCAAGCGGGTGCAAAAAATCAAGGCGGACACCCAGGTGACAGTGCCCTGGCAACTCTTTGCGGGCGCCGTGACGGCCCCGGCCGCCCCGGCGGCGAAGAAACCGGAACTAGCGACGGCGGCCGAAAACGATCAACCAAAACCGGGAGTGGATGAAAATGCCTGAGTCAACGAATGCCATCCCCATCTCCTTTTTGACGGATTTGGCGGCCGAGCCGTGGGCGATGGAGCCGGGCCGGTTGCAGAATTTCTTTCTCCAGATCCGCGACCATGCCGCCGCCTATGCCAGCCTGGCGAAGATTGAGATCGAGCGGTCCAAGCCCATCCTGCGCGTGGAGGGCACGACGGCCCTGATCCCGATCAGCGGCATCCTGATGAAGAAAGTTCCCTCCTGGATGGCATTTTTCGGGATCGAAGCCACCGCCTATAGCGATATCCGCGATCTGGTCAACCAGGCGGCGGCCGCCCAACGGGTGACGGAGATCCATTTGGTGGTCGATTCGCCCGGGGGCACGGTGGCGGGCGTGGCGGACGCCGCCGCGGCGCTTCAGTCCGCCCGCCGGCAGAAACCCATGACGGCCCACATCCAGGACCTCGCGGCCTCCGCCGCCTATTGGCTGGCGTCGCAGGCGGGGACGATCACGGCCGACTTCAACGCGGAGATCGGCGGCATCGGCGTGTATACCGTCATTGATGATTTCTCCCGGAGGTTCGCCAATGAGGGAGTGACTGTCCATGTCGTCACCTCCGGAGAGCACAAAGGCGTGGGAGTATTCGGGGCGGCCGTTACGGAGCCCCAACTCGCGGCGCTCCGCGAGGTTATCGAGGGGATCGCGGCGAATTTTCGCGATGCCGTGGCTGCCGGTCGAGGTTTGGCCGCCGACGAGGTCGGGGCCCTGGCGACGGGCCGGCTCTGGGAGGCCAAGGCCGCCCTCGCCAATAAATTGATCGATGGGATCGGACCGCCGCCGCGCGGCGCAAATCCGAAATCCGAAATCCGAAATCCGCAATCCAATGAAGGAGATCATCCCGTGGAAACGATCACCCAACCCCAACAACCTCCGGCCGCGGCTATTGCCCCGGACGTCGAGCAGATCCGGAAGGAAGCCGTGGAGCGGGAACGGACCCGGCTCACGCAAATGCTGGCGGCGTTTCCGAAGGACCCGCATTTTGCCTTGACGCAATTTTCCGCCGGCGTCACGGTCCAGGAGGCCAAGGCCGCCTATTGCGATACCCTACTGGCCCGCGGCAAATCGGAAAGCGAAAGCGAAACCGAGGACGAAGGCGTGGCCGGCACGTCGGGCTATCAGCACGGCGGCTATCAGGAGGGCGGCCCGGCCCCGGCGGCCGGCGGCTTCCTCGCGGCCGTACGCAGTTACGCCCGCGATCATAAATGCAGCCGACTCGCGGCGATTCAAGCGGTCCGGACCGACCAGCCGGGACTCTATGAGAAATTCCGCGCCGAGTCCCGGCCCCCGATGGTGCACGGCCGGTGCAAGCGCGTCAATGTGGAGTTGGGTTCCTGACCGAACCGTGACTCTTCCGCTCGAAAGGGGCAGCGATGTCCGAGCAAACGAATGGCACGATGGGATTTCCGGTAGCCGCTGCGGTGACCGCGTTTCGGCGGGTCAAGATCGATGCGGCGGGCCGGGTTGCGCACGCCGGCGCGAGCGATTATGGCATCGGCGTGGCCCAAACCGCCCAGGCGACGGTTGGCTTTCAGGTGGCGGTTCGTTCCTGGCATGAGGGCACGGTCATCATCGAGGCGTCCGGCGTCATCGCGGCGGGTGACGAGGCCTACGCCGCCTCGAATGGCCGGATCGCCGCCACGGGAACGCTGAAAATCGGCACGGTCTATACGGCGGCCGCCGCGGCGGGCAGCGTGGTCGAGGTCTTTCCGCATCTGAGGCTTCTGCAATCTTCGAGCAGCTCCTCGTCTTCGAGCAGCTCCTCCTCGTCAAGCAGTTCCTCGTCCTCGAGCAGCTTCTCGTCCTCGAGCAGTTCCTCGTCCTCGAGCAGCTCCTCGTCATCGAGCAGTTCCTCGTCTTCGAGCAGCTCCTCGTCGTCAAGCAGTTCCTCGTCCTCGAGCAGTTCCTCGTCCTCGAGCAGCTCCTCGTCATCGAGCAGTTCCTCGTCCTCGAGCAGTTCCTCGTCCTCGAGCCTCTCGGTTTCGAGTTCCTCCAACAGTCTATCATCGAGCAGCTCATCGTCGAGCTGAGTCCTCTAAGGAAAAGGAGAATTTCACATGGCAGAACAAAGAGATTGGCCGGTGGCATTGCCAGCCGCTGCCGCGGTTACCGCCTTTCGGCGGGTGCGTTTGAATGCGGCGGGCCGGGTTTCGCACGCGGGCGCGAAGGATTACGGCATTGGCGTGGCCCAATCCGCCCAGGCGACGGTGGGTAAGGACGTCACGGTGCGGGGCTACGATGAGGGGACGGTAAAAATCGAGACGTCCAGTCTCATCCTGGCCGGCAAGCGAGTCTATGCCTCCGCCGGCGGCTGTGTGGCGGCGACGGGAACGGTCCTGATCGGAACGGCCTACAAGGGCGCCACGGCCAGCGGATCGATCATCGAGGTCATCGTGCACCGGGGCCTGCTGCAGTCATCCAGCAGCTCCTCGTGGTAAGGGCCGGTTGAAGAACATCGCCAGAGGGGGCGCGCACGAAGGCTCGCCCCCAACGAAAGGAATCCTCCGCCTGCGGCGGAGTCTACGGAAAGGAATGTCATCATGGGAGTACAGTACACGGGTTACAGCACGCCGCGCGAGGATCTGGGCATGGCGCTGCACGAATTCGATCCTTCGAGCCAGGGCTTGATCGCGACGCAGGTCCTGCCGATCCGGCCGGTGAGGAAACAGGCGGCCAATTTCAGCATGATCTCCCGCGAGAACATGAAAAACGCGGAGCGGGTCAAGCGCGCCGCCGGCAGTGCGTTCGCCCGCGTGCACATGCGGGCGGAGGACCTGGCTTACGCCTGCGAGCTCTACGGCCTGGAGGCCCCGCTCGCCGACGAGGATCGGGACAATTACGAGGACGATTTCAACGCCGAGTTGGAGCTGACGCAGTTGATCAACCTCCTCCTGCTGCTCGATCTGGAGATCGAGGTCGAGGCGATGGTCTTCAATACGACCACGTGGACGGGCACGGGTCTCTACGTGGACCACTACGCCGCCCCCTGGGACGCCGCGGCCACGGACATCATCGCCCAGGCCGAGGAGGCCAAGGAGTATGTCCGCCAGAACTGCGGCCTGCCGGCCAACGCCCTGATCGTCTCCGCCAAGACGCTCTCGAACATGCGGCTGAACACGGGGATCAAGGGCGCCTTCCCGGGAATCCCCACGTTGACCTACTCGGCCCTGATCGGCAATCTGCCGGGCATTCTCGGCATCGAACGGATCATTGTGGGCGGCCAGGTCTACGACACGGCGGACGAAGGGCAGACCTCCACGATGGCGGATATCTGGCCGGACGATTACGCGATGTTCGCCCGCCTCAACGGCCCAGCCGACAGTCTCTGGTCGCCCGGCCTGGGTCGGACGATGGCCTGGCGGGTGGGGTCCTCCGATCTGGTCGCGACCGACCAGTACCGGGAGGAGCAGACGAAATCGGACATCTTCCGCGTGGAACACGCGCTCGATCCGCTGATCCTCAACAAGTATTGCGGGTTCCTCATCAAGATCGACGCGTAACGTCAGTCCCTCCGGGACGAATCGATCGGAGCAGCCGTGGAGTTTTTGGAGATTTTAGCTATGCCGCCTAATCTCGAAGACTGGTTGGCCAGTCCGGTCACCCAGGCGGTGATCGAGCAGATTGCCGCCAAGGTTACGCAGCAGGTGATCGAACAGCACATTCAATGCTGTCCCCACGGTCGATTGCTGCTCAAGGGCCGTTCCTTGCTCGTCGGACTCTGTATCGGCAGCGGGGTCGCGGGCGGCGGGGTTTCCGCCCTGGTGCTCAAGGTATTGACGGGGGTGTGATCATGACGGATTTCGCGGCCGCGATGGATCTGGCCGCCGAGGCGGCGTGGGTGAGTTTGGACGTCGAGTCCATCACCTACACGCCGGCCGGCGGCGCCGGTCTGGTCCGTTCCGCCCTCGTGCGCCGTCTGGCGCCCCAGGAGATTTCGGGCCTGGGCCGGGCCCCGGAGGCGATGGTCACGCTGCGGAACCAGGCCGCTGCCGGCCGCCTGAGCTCCGTGGTGGACACCGGCGGAGACACGATCTCGTGGTCCCCGAAGCGCGGCGGAACGGCGAAGGTCTCCCGCGTGCTGGAAATCGTTTCCGCGAACGGCGGTTTCGTGACGGTCCTGATCGGCTGAGTGGAATTTCGGATTGCGGATTTCGGATTTGGAATGGCTGGTAGTGCACTACTGACGGTTCGAGTCGATCGTGCAGGGTTGCAGACCATGGCCCGGCAAGTGGCGGGCCTGCGCGGCGGTCTCGCCCGGGTGGTTCCGGCGGCGCTCAATCGTACGGCCGCCTGGACCCGCACGCGGCAGCGCCGGGAGGTGGCCAGTCAATGCCGCATCAAGGTTCGGGCGGCGGACCGGCTCCTGCGGACCGACAAGGCGAGTTCCGCCAAGTGGAACGCCCAGTGCGAGATCCTCAATCGCCGGGTTGGGATCGGCAAATTCCTGGCCGGGGCCCGCCGCAGCACCACGGCGATGTTCCCCAGCGGCCTAGTGATACAGTATCCCCGACATTTTGCAGCCACCATGCCGAGCGGGCATCGGGGCCTGTTCGTGAGGGCGCGGGTCGTCAAGCCGGGGATCAGTATTCGCCGCCCTCAGCGCACGACGGCCGGCAAACACGGTGGGTATACGTACCGGACCGAGTTGCCGATCTACGAGCAGCGCGAGCGGCTCGGCGTCGTGATGCAGCTCGATTGGATGGCCGCTCTCCAGGACGCCGGGGCGGCCCAACTGCAAAAAGAGATCGATTCGAAGATCGCCTGGCTGACGGCGAAAGGAAAAGGGTAATCATGGCGGCATCGCGGCGGGAACAGATTTCCGAATGGCTCCGGGCCGAGGTGGCGAAGATCGCCGGGGTCACGGCCCTGCGTCCCAAGCGAGTTTTCTGGACCGAGGAGCTGACGAAGGACTTGACGGCGGTGATCCGGCAGCGGTCCTGCCGGATCGTGCACGCGGATGAGACGGATCTGGCCTTCGAGCAGGGGTACAAGATCACCGTGGCCGTGATCGACCGGGACACGGCGACGGCCCCACTCGATACCCGGATCAATCTCGTGATGGCTGCCGTAATCAAGGCCCTGGCGGCGGACCCCTCCTGCGGCGGTCTGGCGGGTTCGAATGGGATGGTCCTGGAGGAGATCGTGTCGCTCCAGGAGGACAATAGTGAGCCGGTTTCGCCGGGTCTCACGGGCGAAAGTCTGCTGATGCGGGTTCATTTTTCCACGTTGAAAACGAATCTCAGCGCCGCGGGCGGCGTCTGACGAAAGGAGTTTCGCATGATCGGTAAAGGCGCGACGCTGACCGGCTCGGTGACGGGTTTGGTCGGCCACATTCGCAATATCAATTTCGAGGGCACCAAGGTCGACAATCTCGACAACACGGACGGGGACACCCCGGGCTATCACCGGACGTTCGAGCCGGGCCTGATCGACTCCGGCCGGTTCACCTGCGAGGTCCTGTACGACGCGACCTACGCCTGGGGCGTCCTGACGGCGTTGAAGAACCGCGTGACGGAATGCTGGAAGGTCCAGTTCGCCGACGGCCGCCGCCGGTGGTTCTGGGGCTATCCCGACGATAGTTCGCTCTCAGGTCCCTACGACGCCCTGGTCAGTTACAATTTCGGCATCAAGATCACCGGGGCGATCACGAGCAGCTCCTCGAGCAGTTTGTCGAGCAGCTCTTCGTCCTCAGCCTAAACCTCACGCAGCATAGGAGAAACGAATATGGTCCTGACCCGCGAGCGCATTTTGACGTATCAGAAGCTCAAGCAAAAGAAGGTTGATTTCCCGGAGATGGGAGGCGAGCTGCTCTTTCAGGAGATGTCGGCGGATGCCTGGGAGGATTTCGACCGCAAGACCCCGAATTATTCCCTGCGGCTGTTCATCGCCGGGGCGATCGATGAGAAGGGTCTACGTCTCTTCCGGGACGAAGACGTCAATCTCCTGGCCGGCAAAGGCGCCCACCTGATCGAGAAGGGGGCCCGGGCGGTCCTGGAGCTGTGCGGCGTCCTGCCGGAGAGTGAGCCGGAGATCCTAAAAAACTCCAAGCCGATCCCGCCCGCGCCCAAGAGTGGCGCATCGCCCTCGGTTTAGGCCGGACCCGGGCGGAGCTGCTGGCGGGCGTCACGTGCTCGGAGCTGGCGACGTTGCGGGTTCTCGACGGGGTCCGGGCTTTCGGAGAACGCCGGGCGGATCTACGGGCCGCGAAACTGACGATGCATCTGGTGGCATGCCTGCGGTCGAGCAAAAGCGGCGTCGTACATCTGGAGGAGTTTCTCCTGCGGCATCTGGACGATCCGGAGCCGGAGACGGAAGACTCCGATACGGCCGACCGGTTCGACGCCCAGGCCGGTCTGGTTTGAAAATCAAAAATCAAAGATCATAAATCACCAATGCTATGGCCGACACCTGGCAAAAATCCGGCATCGAGTACATCGTCAAGGACTCCACGGAGACCGGTACCGCCGCGGTTTTGCGGAGTCTACAGAGCATCGACAAAAATCTGCAGTCCGTCACGGGAAATCTGCAGTCCGTCACGGGAAAAATGAAGGGGGTGGCGGCGGAGAGCCGGGGCATTGGGGCGGAACTCAAAGCGTCCCTCGCGATCGGGGTGGGCTACCTGGGGATTTCCAAACTGGTCAGCGGCTATCAGGAAGTCTCCCGGTCGATTTCTGATACGGCCAAGGCGGCGGACATCCTCCAGATCTCGACGGAGAGTCTCAGCGGCCTCCGCTATGTGGCGGAGCAATCGGACGTCGCCGGCACGTCCCTCGACGCGATGATGGTGAAGTTCACCGCGTTCGCGTCGCGAGCCGTGCAAGGCTCCGCCTCAGCGCGTTACGCGTTGCAGCAACTGGGACTCAGTGGGGAGGAATTGACGCGGATCCGGCCGGATGAATCGCTGCTGAGATTGGCGGACGCTTTTCAAAAGATCCGGGACCCCGCGGACCGGGTGCGGCTGGCGCTGGAAATCTTCGGGCGTACCGGCACCGCCGGCACGCAGATGATCGAGATCCTCGCCCTGGGCAGCGCCGGGATCAAGACGATGACGGATCGTTTCCGGGCCCTGGGCGGGGAAGTGACGCGGGTGGACGTGGAAAAGGTCCGCCAGGCGAACGCCGCTCTCAAAGACGTCAAGACGATCCTGGGGGCGATTCGGAAGGAGATCGTGATCCAGGTGGCGCCTTACGTCGCCGCCCTGGCGGGCGGTCTCGCGGACGCCGCGGCGGCCGGCGGCGGGTTTGGGGCGACGGTGACGAACGCGATGGAATCGGTCGCGGTGGCGGCGGCCACGGTGCTGGATATCCTCATTAAGATCGAGAACCTCAAGAACTCGGTGGCCCTCCACGCCTATGACGTCGCGTTCGAGAAAGATGTTTTCGCGCAAACGAAAGAGATCTACGCGGGTCAGATGAAGCGGGAGGGAAAGAAGCCTTGGGGCATGTTCGATCGGGGCGGTGTCCTATACCCGCCTCGCTGGTCCCAAGCCGAAGAAATCGTCCGCCGGGATTTGACGCCTGCCTACGAGGCGGGCCGCAGGCCGCTGGTTCAGGAAACGAATAACGCCGCCCAGGTCCAGACGTATTTTGGCCAACTCCGTCAACGGGCCCAGGGGCTGAGCGAACAGGCGGAGATCAAGACCCGGATCACGGAATATGGCCGGAATCCGGAGGCCGGCTCGAATCTGCCTTCATCGATGCCGACCGTGCAGGAGCTCCAAGACGCTGAGCAGGCGCTCGAAGACGAAGAGAAAGCGGTCGAGCGGGCGGCGAATGGGATGCAGAGGCTGCGGGACCGGGTCGAGGACATGGACGCGGCGATCCAGACGGAGATCGAGGTGGTCCGCCGCGCCGGGGACGCGCACGGCAAGCTCGGCGAGATCGTGCGCTATGAGATGACGGTCCGGGCCGCCTACGGCGACGATCTGGACTTGGTGACGCGTAAGTTGGAGGAGCATCGCCGGCAATTGGAGTTGCTGGCCCGGGTGGATTTCTCGAACAAGTCGTTCGATGATCTCGGCCAGAGTCTGACGGACCTCGTGTTCGATTTCCAAAACGCCGCGAAGTACGCGGAGCAATTCTTCAACACCCTCGCCCGCCGGGCCGTAAATGAGATGATCATGCAGCCCTTCATGGCCGCCCTCAAGCCGGGGGTCGCTGCGTTATTCAGTGGCGGCGGCGGCATGACGAGTGAGGGAATGGCCACGGTGGCGAGATATCACGATGGCGGGACGGTGGGCGCCGTGCCGGAGACCCGGTATCTGCCGGTCGGGGCGGCGGACCGGTATCTGGCGTCGAATGAGCGGTTGATCGTGGCCCGGGTGGGTGAGGAGGTCCTGACGAAGCAGGAGTCCCGCCGGCGGCGGGTCTCGGTCTATCATGAGGGCGGCGTGGTCGGGGAAGGGGGTTCGAGCGTTGCGGCTTCGGGCAATGCGGGCCAGCCCTCGCAGGTCCAGGTGCGGATCAGCAACCCGCCGGGCAGTCCGCTGGAGGCGACGGGCGCCGAGATCTCCTTCGACGGTCCCACGATGATCGTCGGCGTGATCCTCGACAACATCCGGCGGGGCGGCGTGATGCGGGACCAGATCCGCATGACGGCGCGGGGAGGATAGGGATGTCCACTTTGCGCGAAAATTGGATCTATGATGGCGCCGCTTATACGGAAGTCGGAGGAACGGCCTGGCGGGCGCAAAGCTTCCTATGTGGCTATGCGACGCCCTGGCAGGCCTATCAAGTGACATCGATCCAATTGCGGGGCTATGCGTATCAATCTTCGGGTGATTTTACAGTAGGGATTTATTCGTCCGTGTCGGGAAAACCGGGCTCTTTATTGATTTCCAAAACGGTGTCCAAATCCTCTCTGCCTTCCGGTTCTTCCAATTGGTTTGAAATCACGTTTGACGATCCCTATCTGTTAACGTTGAACTCCGTTTATCATATCGTCTCCTCGGCCAGTAGTGGAACGGTACGCCTGCAAGATCAAAATGGTTACAGTGGCGGGTCCTTTGCCTATTCCTCGGATGGAGGAAGTTCTTGGACTGTCAGCGGCACAATTGATATGGTATTTGCAGTTTGGGGTATCGAGCCGTTTTCATCCTCCTCCAGCTCCAGTAGTTCCTCTTTTTCTTCGTCCAGCTCCTCTTCCTCCTCCAGTCTCAGCAGTTCCTCCTCTTCGAGTTCGCTGTCCTCCAGTTCGAGTTCGCTATCCTCCAGTTCGAGCAGCAGTTTCAGCGTGGATTTCCCGGTCTTGACCCGGGCCTCCGCCCGCGGTTTTCCGGCGGAGTTCGTGATCGATCCGGGCGTGGTCACGGCCGCGCTGGGGATCGGCCGGCCCCGGGTGCGCCGGGAATTTCAGGATGCGTTTCGCGGCTGGCGGGACCAGCGGACGAATTGCAGCGCCGCCGATTACGCCGCCTTCGAGATCTTCTATCGGGAGACCGTTCAACGTAGCGTCCGGCCCTTCCGCTGGCGCAATCCCCGCACGCGGGAGCGGGTCGTGGTGCGGTTTTGGTTTCGGGAGCCGCCCCGCTGGCAGCGGGTGGCGGAGCATCAGGTCGAATGGACCGTGGATTTCACGCTGGCCGAATGCGCCGGGGCGACGGGGGTTGGGTATGGAGGAGCGGACGCGTGAAATATGACCTTAGAAGTGGGAGGCGGGCCGTGGCCCGCCGGACTCTTGAAATCAACAAACGACAATCAGAAATCAAAAATGCCATGAAACAGATCCCGGATCTCATCCTGCGGCGGCTGAAGGAGTTGGAGACGTCCGAGCCGTTCATCTCGCTCTTGGACGTCGCGCTCAATGACCTGGCCGATACGCACATCCGCCTGGCCCGCGACACCCGCCTGATCACGTTCGGCGGGGTCGACTACGTGCCCGCCGCCTTCGACCTGCAGGTCCTGGGCGTGACCAAGCGGGAGGGGATTCCGCAGTTCGATCTGGCGATCAGCGACGTGGAAGATCGTTTGCGGCCGGCGTTGTATACGTCGAACTATTTCCAGGGCGCGACCCTGACGATTGCCGTCGTCATGCCGGACGCCCTCTCGCTCGATTACCAGGATCTAGTGACGGAGTACAGCATTCTCAAGGCGCGCCCGCGGGCCGAATGGGTGTACCTGACGATCGGGGGTCCGGACCTGCTGCGTAAGCGTTTTCCCTGGGGCCGGTTCTTCGCGGACCTGTGCGAGTACCGGTTCGGGGACGATCCCCGTTGCCCCTATGTCCCCTCGAATATCGTCGCGGTGGACCACTCCGGCTCGGGGCCCGTGACGGTGACGGTGACGGACCATCCCTTCGAGACCGGGGACGAGGTGACGCTGGCGGGCGGGGCGGGCCTGACGCCGCCCTTGGCGGGCACGTTCGTGGTCACGGACATCGGGGATGACGCGTTCACGCTGGACGATACGAGCGGCGATGATTACACGGGCACGTACTCCGAGAGCGGCACGGCCGCCTTCACGATCTGCGAGCGGAACCTGGACGCCTGCCGCAAGCGGGCGGCGACGCTGCATTTCTGGGGCTGCGTGGGTCTCCGCAACCGGGTGTCCCGTTTGGCTTGAAAATGATACATCAAACGTCAAACGTCAAACGTCAAACTTCCGGCAATTGCTGGCGGCTCGTGCAGGAGACGCGGCGGGCGGCCGGATTGCCGATGCCGGATCAGGCCACGTGGCTGACGGCCCTGGTTCGCAACTCGGCCCCGGCGGTCCGGTTCGTCCGTCTCGCCGCCCCGCAGCTCTACGCCATCGTCGCGCTCAAAACCGGGGAATACGTCACGCATCTCGGCGTCGTGCTGTCCCCGCGGGAGTTTCTCCATGACGGCGGCGCCGGGCCCCAGGTGGAACGGATCGAAGTGTGGATCCCCCGGATCGAGGGTTTCTACGAGTTCGGCGATTGGCCGCTCCCGCCTGCTGGGTATCCGATCGCGGCGGTGGGGGCGCCGGGGTCCCTGGTGATCCTCACGAATCCTCTGACCGGCGCCTGCCGCACGGCGTGGGGGGATGCCCAGGGCGGCAGTGTGGCCCAGTGGCTGGCCCGGGAGGATGTGCCGGCGGGGGCGGTCTGTCTCTTGAATGGGACGCCGTTGTCTCCCGAACATTGGTCCTATCGGCCCGGTCCCCGGGATCGGCTGCAGGTCCTGATCCCGATCGGCAACAATAATCAGATGCTGGGCATCATGCTGATGGTGATGCTGGCCGTAGTCTCTTATGGCGTCGGGGCCTACGTCGGCGGGGCCGCCGGCCTAGGGATGGGCGCGGGCTGGGGGGCGGCGGCCAGTGCCGGAATCATGATCGGTGGCTCGCTGCTGCTCAATGCCCTGCTCGCCCCCGGCGTCCCGGATACCACCAAAGACGAAGTGAAATCGCAATGGGGCGAGCAGACGGTCCAGGCCCAGGGGGGGGCGGTCCCCAAAATCTATGGGGACGTCCGAGTCCACGGCAACATCATCGCCCACTACAGCGAGCAACTCGGGGTGGAAGTGCACGGCGGCTTCCTAGCGCGCATGCCGGAGGAACATATCCGCAACGTCCTGGTGTGTTTCGGTGAAGATCCGGTGGAAGGTTTCGACGAGTCGTCACTGCGGATCAACGATGTGGCGATTGCGGAGCTGCCCGGCGTGGCGGTCGAATACCGGCGGGGACTCCTCGATCAGACGGCGATGAGTAAATTCGCCACGGAGACCCCGATCGAGTTCTTTGCCGGATACGTGCTCGACTATGAGACGAACACCCGGACGTACACCCTGCCGGGCGTCGGCTATGATGACGCCGAGGTGACGGTTCTATTCACGAATGGTTTATGGTCGCTGGATCAAAAAAAAGGAACGATGAAATGGCAGGTTGCCACCCTCAAGGTCGAGGCGGGGGACGCGTTGACGGATACCTGGCAAACCATTCTGTATCGGACGGAGACTCACAACAACACCAACCCCGTGCGCTTCAATTACCGCGCCAGCGGCTGGGTGTACCCCGGATTACCGGGGAAACAACACTATATAGGCGGTGCGATTTTCACGATCACGCGGGCGATGCAGCCCCGTTTTCGGGTTACGCGGATCGATCCGGCCTATCAGGGGATCAGTTGGGGCGGCGACTGCATGATCGCGGAGGTCCGGGGGATCTTGAATGAGGTCTTCGAGCATCCCGGCAAGGTCCTGTTGCAGATCAGCGCCCTGCCCTCGAAGATGCTCTCCGGCTCCCTCGACGTCAGCATCGTGGTGAACGGTTCCATCCTGCAGCGGTGGGACGGCGCCGCCTGGGTGCTGGACGCGGTCAAGTCGCGAAACCCGGCCTGGATCGATTATGACATCCTGACCTATCCCCTGATCAGCGGCGATGGCGATGGAACGCCCTACGCCGTCGCGAAGTACAGGGGCGTCGATCCCGCCGACCTCGATGTGGCGGGTTTCCTGGCGACGGAGACGCTGGCGGATGGTCAGGTCCCCGACGGCCAGGGCGGCGCTGGGCTGGAGAATCGGATCGAGATCGGTACGGTCTTCGGGGAGACGAGCAACGCCTACGACGCGGTCCGGCGGATCGGCGTGACGGGCCGGGCGGGTCTCGATCTGCGGGGCAATCGGGTAGGACTCTGGTGTGACCGGGCCCGCGTGCCGGTGGGCCTGTTCGGCGACGGCAATTGGCTCAAGGACTCCTGGGAGCCGGACCCGATCCCGCAGGCGGACCGGGCGGCGGAACTGGAGATCGTCTATTACGACCGGGACAACGGGGACGAGCAGACGCCGATCTTAGTGCCGGATCTGGACATCGACACGACGAATCGCTCCTCGATCGATTGCGCGTGCACCCGGCGGCGGAGCGAGGCCTGGCGGACGGGCCGGTACAACCTCGCCCGCAATCGCCTGCTGGATCTCGCGGGCAAGTTCTCGACGGATATTGACGGGATCATTTACGAGCCGGGCGACGTGCTGTACCTCCAGTTGCCGGGCCGGTCCTGGGGCGGACGCCTGGCGGCGGTGGATTCCGGCGCGGGTACGGTCACCCTGGATCAAGACGTCCAGACGTCCGCGAATGACGTTCTGATCGTCCAGGTCCGCGATTCGGTGACGGGCGTCCAGGCGGCCGGATATCGGATCGTGGCCTCGCGCGCCGGGCGCGTGGTGACGTTCAGCGGCGCCTGGGTTTTCCCGGCGGGCGTGACGGCGGCGGCGGCCCCGGACGATCCATATCTATTCGGCCCCGTCGCGATCCTGACGGACATCTTCGAGGTCCTGGATGTCTCGCCGCAGGCGCACCTGCAGTTCACGCTCTCGGTGCTGCGCTACGCCGCCGGCGTCTATACGGTCGATGACGAGGAGTCGGGCCTGTCGATCGATTCCGGCTTGGCGGTAGATCCTATCCCGGCCGGGCCGCCGCGGCCCCCGACTGCGGCGACTATCGCGGGCTATTTGCCGCCTGGCGTCCAGAGTTCAGGGCAGGCCCCGGAAATCGAAATCCTCGGACTCGCCGTTACGGGCGACGCCGCCACGACGATCTATTGGGACGCGGGGCTGATCACGATTGGCGCCTCGGAATATGAGATCGCCGCCGGGTCCACGACGGATGAATACGTATGGTTCGATCCGGGGGCTCCGGACCCTCTGACCCTGAAGACCGGCGCGGTTTGGGGTGGCGCCGGCACGTACAAGATGTTCGCCAACCAGGCCGGGCGGCCCGATCCATTCTATGCGCCGTTGGCGGCGCTGGGGATCGAGATTTCGGGTCTGGGCGTGACGGGGGACGGCGACGATACGATCGATTGGCTGGCGGGGCAGATTTCCTATCGCGGGCACGATTATTCGATCGGCGCGGGGTCCACGACGGATAAATACGTCTGGTTCGATCCGGAGGCCGCCGATCCTTTGACGCTGAAGACCGGCGCCGCGTGGCCGGAGGACCCGGATATCTACAAGATGTTCATCAATACGGCCGGCGCGGCGACGGGGTTCTACGGCCAGGCCTCGGCCACGGAGCCGGTGACCGTGGTAGACAGCACGTCGCTCGATCTGACCCTGGCCGGGCAAGAGCTGAGCGGCGCCGTCCTGGCGGGCGGTGGCTTTATCGACGTGACGTTCGACGGCGGGACCTCGAACGTAGGGCTGGACACGGATTTCAGTTTCGATGCGGGGTATAGTCTATGAGCACGCGCTGGCAATGCAAACGGGATACGGCGGCGAATTGGACCTCGAATAATCCAGTCCTCCTGTCCGGGGAATGGGGTGTGGAAACGGATACGAAGAAATTGAAGATGGGAGACGGCGCCACCGCGTGGAACGGTCTCGCCTATGATTTCTCACCACAGAACAACGTGGCGATCACCGGCGGCTCCATCACGGGGATCACCGATCTGGCCGTGGCGGACGGCGGCACGGGGGCCTCGACGCTGACGGATCACGGCATTCTCCTGGGATCGGGCACGGCCGCCGTGACGCCTCTGGCGGCCGCGACGAATGGGCAGATCCCGATCGGCAGCACGGGGGCCGATCCGGTCCTGGCCACGATTGCCGGCACGGCGGATGAGGTGGACGTCAGCGTCGGGGCCGGGACGATCACGATTGGCCTGGTGAATCCCCTGATCGCGGGCAAAGGCGGCACGGGGGCCTCGACGCTGACGGATCACGGCATTCTCCTGGGATCGGGCACGGACGCCGTGACGCCTCTGGCGGCCGCGACGAATGGGCAGATCCCGATCGGCAGCACGGGGGCCGATCCGGTCCTGGCCACGATTGCCGGCACGGCCAATCAAATTGTCGTGACCAACGGGGCCGGGACCAGCACGATCGGGACTCCGTTACTCGCCGGGAATGAGCCGGTACGACAGGTGATTCACGGTGGGGTGGCGACCATCCATGCCGGCAACAATGGATGGGGGCAGGGTAGACCGCCGAATTCCAAGATCACGCAGAGTGCCGCGATTGCCGGGACACGAACCACGGCGCAAATCTTCACCCGCACGACGGGAACGTGGACCGCAGATGTCTTGATTGCTCAATATGCCTTCTTCTACGCGGCAGCGGCCCCGTCCGTGGGCAACTGGCTGCCCATCGTGGATAATGACGGCACAACCTTGACCGTGACCGGAACGATCCTGGCGGCAGCGAATACGGTAAAAACCTGCATATGGAATCCGATTCAACGAACCTACGCCCACGGGCAAGGGGTTGGTGCGTTCGCCGACGGTTTCTTCGATGGTCAGAACGGGTGGCTGGTGCCCTTCAGTTTCGCGAACCTGGTCAAAGTAAATCCGGCTGATGGGACGATGACCTCCTATGCGCACGGCCAGGAGGCCGGCGCCTTCATGGGGAGTTTCTTTGACGGTCAAAACGGGTGGCTGGTGCCCTCGAATTCCGCCAATCTGGTCAAGGTCAATCCGGCCGATGGGACAATGACTTCCTACGCCCACGGGCAAGGGGCCTATGCGTTCATCGGC